ACCCACCCTGGACCAGTCTTGTGTTGACATCCGCAATCTCCTTCGCACTGCTCGTGATAATCTCTTGCCTTAAATACAATACCTTCTAGGTTAAGCCTGCCTGCTTCTACACAAGGACCACAAATCATTTCTTCTCCTCTAACCATTGTGTTAGGTCTTGGATTACCCAAGCCTTATCTATTCCTGCGTTCCTTCTTTTGAATAGTACATAAGAAAAAGGCCTATCAATACCACGATGCTTAGCATAATTAGTAGCCTCTGTTTGCGCTTCATCCCAGAACTCCTTTAGATTTAAAGTCTTAGTATTCTTTAACTCAAAGATGTAGGTTTCACCGGCAACCATAACTACTAGATCTCCCTCATCCTCTGCTCCTGATAAGCGCAAGCGTTCAGCTACTGCGCCCATCTTTCTAAACCATTTCATTGCATCAACCTCAAACTGAGCACCTTTAGTCTTGTTATACTTGGCTGACATTTAGACCAGCATCCCTTCTATACATCTGACCTAGTGCATCAGCATCAGATATCTGACAGACACTATAGTTAACAAACAAACCAGTATGGTCTGAACCATCTGCTGTATGTGGACCAAACCTGTTCTTAACTGCTGCTACTTTAAGTATATTATTTAATGGATCAAAACCTAAAGTAAGTATCAGTGCTGGTAGTTGAGATACCTTACCGTGAATAGCCCTACGAGCAGGCGGTAATGTGGTCTTGCCATACTCTGATTGCTCAGAGACGTGGTGTAGTACCATCACACAGGCTTCAGTCTTGCGAGCCATATCGTGGAACTCCACCATAATAGCTCGCAGACCTGCCCATTCATTATCTGACTCGGCAACCACATTCATCAGGTTATCTATAACAATCAACTCTGGTGGTATTCCATACAGTTCAACATAAGCCTTAACCTCTAACTCAATATCATCTAGTGATGGTGATGAGTCAAAGACAAACTGTATGTTCTCCATATCGGAAAGATACTTATCGTAATAGTGACGGCTATTATTTAGATTAGCTTCCACCAGTAGTTGACTGTGTCCTGATAGGTGAGAGGCTGCTCTCATCATCACAGTTGGTGTATCAGTATCGGCTGAGAAAAACAAGGTTGGAACCTTTGCTTTAACTGCATAGATAAGAGCAAACATACTCTTACCAGCATTAGGTGCAGCAGCAACCATACATACCTGACCTCTACGGAACTTGATCTGCTTCTTAGCAAGATCTTTCCATACGTCAGGTAGTGGTGTTGCATTGGTATTGCTACCACGCCACGCCCTAGTAAGATTTAGCAACGTATTCCTCTCTCGGTAGAACTATTCCTCTTTGCCTTCTGATATATTTTCTTTTGGCTGCGGTGATACCACCCCAAGTGCCAAACCGTTCCTTGTTGATTCCCCATTCTGCACACTCTGCAAGGTGGGGACAAATCTTGCAAACGTTTATAGCCTGTTGAGTGTGGACTCTATCTCCATCCTCTACTTCAGGAAAGAAAAATTCCACACCCACTTCGGCACAAGCTGGGTTCTCATAGTTCCAGGGAACCCGCATAACTTATCTAATCCAGACGGTATCGCACTTGTCTGTGGCACCCTTAGGTGCAGCGCACATCCAACCTTTCCAAGGACCCTTCTGTCCTACGCCTGAACGAAACGCCATTGAACCGTGCTTACAATCAGGTGCAGTTGCATCTGTTGCAGAGACAGTTGTTGCGCCTAATGCTTTCTTAGCATAGGCGATTGATCCACCATTTGATTGTGGAGTTGTACCTAATGTGGTACCAGTAGTTGTTACTAGTGTTGCTAGGTCAGCTATTGAAGTTAGAGATGTCTCTAGTTCAGCCTGACTTGTTGCGTAAAGATTTACTAGAGTTCCATCAGATAACTTATAGTTAATCTGGAACTTAGTGCTTTCCGGTGCAGCCATTACTTACCTCCAGTATGTTTGACAGATAATCTTATTGATTCCTGTCCCTGTTTTTTTGGTACAAAGCCGAGAAGTTTCTCAACCTCTTCGGCATCTACTGATTCTCTACCACTAATGGTGCTCCAAGTAATGGATACACCACTGTTAGTCTGACCAGTAAATCCTTCTAACGCTGTCTTTAATGAATCCCTTTCATTAGACAGTTCCTTTATCTTTGCATCAAGTTGTAAATATTTCAAAGCGGATGTGTCAACCTCTGGGTTGTCTATGAATATCTCACCCTCTTTGATACGTTCTTTTTTTATACCAACGCATCCCATCTCGCCACTCTCATCAAAGTACTTGCAATAGGATTTGCAGTAACTCTGATCACGCTCAGGCTCTGGTGCATCTGCGCTCTCTTTGATAGCAGCAAGCCAGTTAAGAGCTTCCTCTGCCATCTTTGGATCATATGGTTCGCTATGAACCTTAACATCTCTTTCATCACCATCACGGGCGATGGCTACTAGATTGACAGTTTTAGGACTCCCCTTGCCTGACTTATCAAGTAAGTAGCCATACACCTGTACTTGCCAACGCTGTTGTAGCGATGGAAAGTAGGATAGATTTTTAACCTTAACGGTTTTCCAATCTATCACATCTCCTGTTTCAGGTATATATAAATCTATGTGTGCTTTCATTCCATTGTATTCAACAGATGTTTCAACCCAGTACTTCTCACTCTTTGGATCAACAACTGTGATTGCTTCTTCAATAGCAGAGTGAATAGCTGTACCCATAATGGCAGCCAACTTCATCTCATTGTCATTGGTTTCAGGTTGATCGTTAAGACGATACCAAACCTTACGCCGGCAACCACCTAACTCTGATGGACCTATCTGTGTCTGTTTAGATCTAGCCCTACCAGCATCCTTAGCTCGTAGTACCTCTAACAGTAATTCTTTTGGATCTGTCATATTGACATCCATCCTATATACCCTGCATCAGGGTTGTCTAGTAACCATTGCTGTCTCATTTTGTTTTGTTCCTCCCAGTTAGTATCACTACTTGCATTAACCTTTAATCCTTCTTCATAACCTTTTTCATATGCCTCTGTTAAAGCAAACTTAATTGTCTTGTGCATAACTCCTACTTAGTAAATTGTGTCTTGACACTGACAGTGCCACCACACCAGATGTTGTATTGTATCGCTATATTGATAGCCTTTTTTGCAGCACTTGATGCTTTAGCGTGAGTCTTTGTATCACCATCTAGTGCTACTAAAGCACCCATTGCTAAAGAGCCACCAGAACCTATACCGTATAGACCTCTATCATCTCGCATATAACCGTAGTCATCACTGATCTGATAAAGATTTCCATTAAAACAAACTAAAGCATCCCAGCCTGAATCATCATCAGCTTTACCTTTAGGATTAGGATCATAACCTGCATCAGTTAAGGCTTGTTTAATAGATGGTAGAACCCTGATCATCATAAAGCGATCAGGATCTTGAGTCTTTAATACTTTAGGCGGTTGCCATAAGTTATTTAATATATCTCCAGCGAGTGCATCACCAGCAACAGCAATTAAGTATTCATTAATCTTAACAATTTTATCGTAGCCCTTAGCAACGTAAGGTCTATCTGTATAGGTAGTCATAGAGTCAGCAGCAATAACTGCCCAACCCTTACCTTGAATACCAACTATTGCCGTCACTGCATACTCCTTTTATCTTGGATTAATTGTAGCACCGCCCGTAAAAAATACTGGGATGTAAAGGCAACACGCCGTGAGTGCGATCCTTTCGGATTACTAGATCGGAAATGTGTACCATATGAGCCGAAGGCGAATTACAGATACGGTAACCAACCAAGGCGGCGCTGAAAGCGCCGAGGCGACTGACCACAGGAAGGAGCCGACCTGAGCAATATGTTCCGTCTACCAACCCTGCGAAAAAATAAAGAGAAACTACCAGATAAATTCGGTACGGACCTTAGGTCCTTAGGACCACTACACGCTTGTCCTTGTGGCTCTAAAGTATTCTCTATCCTAGCTACCTTTGATAACTTTGAGATCTCCTGGTATATGTTAGATGCAACCTGTGCTAACTGTGGCAACCTAATAATTGTGCCTTGTCCGGTAGATGATCCCGCTAGGGAAATTTAGGGCATAAAAAAAGAGGGGCGCAGTTAAGCGCCCCCCTTATATTGCCTCGCAGTAAACTAAATTACTCGGCTCCTACGCCGTAGGCTTTTTCAGTCTTATCTGCCCACTTAGCCAGTGGACCAGCGATTGAACCAATCAAGATTGCATACTCTGGTGCAAGATCTGCAGCAAGTGCAAGACCCATAGTTACTGCTGATGCTAATACTGCCCGTAGATAAGACTTAAATGCAGCCTTAGTCTTTGGGTCTTTTAACTTGTCAATTAGTTTATTCATATCCATCCTTACGGGCGAACTACACCCATTACTAGAGAGTATGGTCGTTTCCTAAGATACACACCATCCCCGTTTGATTGACTGCCTTTGGAACCACTGCTTGTATTACCCTCAATTACTTGAAGGTACTTCAACCTAGTGTTATTCCATTTGACAATTCCAACGTGGTCAGGCTCTGCATCTTTATCAAACTGGAAGAAAACAATATCTCCAGCTTGCGCTTGACCTATTGGAATCATCTTATTCTTATTGATAAACCACTTCAGTCCAGCATCACAGGAGGCAAAGCCTTTCTCTCCTTGTGCTGTAATCTTATTACCTAAATTCGCTTTGTTAAATACCCAAGATACAAACATCGCACACCAAGGTTGGTTGTTAGCACCATACCACTTGCCATACTTGTTATCATTATTGCCGGTCTCTCTGTTGCCTATCTCAGCCTTTGCTATCTCTACTACGCTCATCTTGTTAGCGCCTCCTTTACTAGATCTGTTAAGAATTGAACCTTCTCCTCTAAACGGTTGACCTGGTCCTTGACACTTGATCCACCATTCGGTTTAAGTTCAGACAAATAGTATTTAACTAAGTGTCTTACTGTTAACGCTAGTGTTCCAATAAGTGTCGTTACTGCTACGGCAAGTCCTGCCCATTCATTAGGAGTCATAAGTCCTATACCAATCTGATAGTAGCGATCAACATTCCACCATATCCGGAGAATCTTCTATCGCTAGGAGTTTTATTTATAAAGTCAAGCTCTTCAATTAATCCAATGTATGACTCACCAGTTCTAAAGTCTTCAACTCTGACGGTATCGCCATTGTTTTCAACAGCCTCTAGCTGGCTCATACGGTCATATGCTGACCCTTCATACCCAACCTCTACGCCCATATTGTCACTCTCGTGGTCATAGCAGAACAGAGGGTATTGAATTAATCTTTGACGAGGCACTGCAGGCAGTGACTTGAGTTGGTATCCAGTAAATAGTGGACCCTTAGATGAATCATTAGATGATCTAGTTAAAGTAAATTTAAAGCCTAGATACTCTTGTGCTCCTACTGGGTATGGAATACCAATCTCTTGAACTGTTCCCTCTTGTGCAAAGGAACCAATATTATATTCAGTATCATCATAGGCAATAGATGAGATGCTTAAAGCACCATCTGTAGTATCTATTCTAGGATTTAATAATTTAAACAACTTACCTTCAAGGGTATTGTAACGAACAAAACCTGTCTGTAGATATCCACTTGCTACCTTAGTAGCATTAGATTCAATCCAGATACCATCTCCTGGTACACCAAAGACAACTCTATCGGTAGCACCAAGGAAGTCTGCAGAGACAGGGTTAACAGTCTCACCACTTGCATAAAGATCCCAAGCATAAGCAAAGACTAAGCTGTTAGGAACTATAGGTTGTTGTAAATCAATACGAATTAGACCTGACTCAGTACCTTGTAAGGTTGTTACATAAGCAAATCTATCTTTAAAAGTTACGCTCTTGCACTCTGTATCTACTAGTAATGGTCCATATTGAATATCACCATCAGCAGATAGCACTGCAATTCTTACACCTTTACTAGTACAAAGAACTCCGTAGAGACCAAGGTATACATCAAAGGCATTTAATATCTCACCCTCTGGTAGATCAACTACAACAGTAGGAGCGTTTAGCTCTGGGAAACCTAGCGCATTAGTAGTAGCAGTATCTAATGTAATCTTATATAGAGATGATTGAGATCCAGCATAGCCACCAACATAGAAGGCAGCAGGTCCTTCAGATATGGTACTCCATATCCAAGATGGGTTTGGATGTTCATAAAGTGCAGTAGGTAAAGCGTGACCACCTGCAGTGGTTGCCTTGTTAGAATCTAATTCGTATAACTCTCTACCCACACCAGCAAGTAAACGTTGCTTTGCATAGCGCAATGCTACTGTGGTAACTGGACCATCAAGATCGTAGATATGACCATCAGATGTAGAGCCAAAGATATTACCTCTATGAAGTTTGTCATTATCTGCAGCAAAGTATCTAGTACCATCAGAGGTTAGAGCCATAAAATCAAGTGTGTGTGGAGCTGCTGTTAAGGTATAGGTAGTAATGGTGGGTGTATCACCACTCATAGTAAGTTTCTTTAGGTCAACTCCTTCAGTAAAGACAACTGCATCTACGTTATTAGCATTATCTCTAGCACCAAATAGGTATAGGTTAGTTGCTGTTGCAGTCCTAGCTCTAACAGTTGTATTAAGTAAAGTTACCTGTCCTTTAGTAAAGACATCACAACCTTTAGATTCTGTGTACTGGAAACGAAGTGACTCATCCTGTGCTGGTTCAAAGTATTTAATACCTTGTCCGAAATGGAATGATGACTGTGATCTAAACCACCAACCAGTAAGGGACTGTTCTCCAGCCTCACGGGTTTGGTCATACTGTTGCTTACGGTACTGGGCAGTTACTCTACGATATGGTGAATCATCAGTTGCCCCAATAAAGAATGGCAGACCGGCAATAGCCATATCGTAGTTAACACCAGTAGCTGAATAGTTTGTAGCACCAGATGGATTGGAAAGTACATACGGGATGCCCTCGGTGATATCAGAACCGTAACTCATTTAGACCTCCCGTGTATGTATCCAATTGTTAAACCGCAAATAAATCCTAGATAGGCTAGGAGTATTTCCATTGTTCTCCTTATAGAAGATTTACTAATGACCTCGTTCTGCCACTAGCAAGTTGTGTATAGACCTGAGTGGTTGCAACTGATGAGTGTCTCATTAGATCTCTAACGGCTAGTAAATCTCCGCCAGATTTTTCAAGCATATTGGTAGCAAAGTAGTGACGACAAGCGTGAAAGGTTTTCTTTGGAATACCTAAACGCTTCATCTCCAGTGAGCAGAGCTTGGTTAATCTGTTAGGTGTAACCGACCAGATCTTCCCAGAGGTCTCGTGCTTTAAGATTGTCTGAGCGACTATCTCAGCCACCGGTACAGATAGGTCTGTTCCGCCCTTACCTGCCACTCTAAGGATGTATCCATCATCTACCTTCTCTAGGTCTACCCCACGAAGGTTTGCCACCTCCATAGCCCGTAGGCCCGCTTTACAGCCTATTATGAACCAGTCCCTCATAGGCATATCAGCCTTAGTCATAACTAGTTCGGCTTCCCCAGGTGTTAATGGGTGAGGTAATCCTCTGCCCTTACGGACATTAGGTAGATCAAGGTCAGCCATATTATCAATCAACCCCATCTTACGAAGAGATTTAAAGATACTACGTACCCTCGCTGCATAGGTTCCCTTAGTGGAAGCAGCTTTAACTGTCATTACCAGTCGTTGCAGATCTTCAGTTGTAGCTACCTGTGGATGAACTCCTAGGCGTACTAGCAAGTTGAAGTCATTTCTAAACAGAGCATCAGCGAAGCCCTGAGTTTCATATCGGTCTTTCAGTTTTTCTTTTATGATTTCTAGCGGTATTTGTTCCATAGTCCTAGCAGTCTATATTCAGGATTATTCTTGTGTCAAGCAGAATCGTTAGCAATTGTGCCTGGAACAATCCCCAAAGCAAGTATCGTAGCGGATTCTGCTCAGGCAACTGGGCTTAAATGGGCAGCGCCTGCTTCTGGTGGTATGACTTTAATTGCTAGCGGCAGTTTAAGTAGTTCATCATTATCATTAGATGTTAGTGCTGAGCAATCGTATAACGATTTGATTTTAGATATTACAGGCGCAGTTTGGTCAGCAAACGCAAATGTTGGTATACGAGTTAATGCAATAACTACTGCTTATGGTTATGCTTATTATGGCAATAGTGGAAATAGTGCAACAAGTCAGGCAAGTGGTGCAGGTGAAACTTATTGGATTGCTGGAGATGGTGGCGCATTACCTGATGCAGCAGATACTTTTAAAAGATATAGATTCACTTTTCCAATGTATTCCCTAACCTCTGGAACTATACAAATGTTTGGATACTACAGTTGGGGCAACGAAAACAGCACAAACAGTAATGCAATAATTATTGGTAGCCAAGAAACAGCCGACAACATTGACACTATAATTTTTAGAACCAATGGCGGTCAAACATTTAGCGCAGGAACTTACAAACTTTGGGGAGTTAAATAATGATTAGACCAATGATTAAAATTCACAATGTCACAACTGGCGAAATTGTTGAACGTGAAATGAATGACGATGAATTTGCTCAATTACAAATTGACATTGCAAATGAACAAACGAGGCAAGCCGAAGCCCAAGCGAAGGCCACCCAAAAGGCAGCCCTGCTAGAACGGCTTGGTATTACTGAGGATGAGGCAAAGCTACTTCTAGCCTAGGCACAATCCCTCAAGATTATGCTAAGAGTAATTTAGCCTCATCGGCAGTTATGCCTAAACGCTCAAGTAACTCAGCCTTAGCCGTTGCCTTCGCTTCAGCATCAGATATCTTTGCTGCTTGGTAAGCAACCCATCCTGCTTCAATTTCTGCTTCTGTTGGCTCTGTTTGGTTTTCATCAAGCCAAGTTAATTCAGTTCCCGACAAAGAAAATTCTGCATCTGGTCTAATAAACTGAATTGCTTTAAAAATTTGATTATGTTCCATTACGCACCTATTTCTAATAGAATCATTGAAGAAACCATACTATCAATTTGCGCTTGCGCTGTCGCACTATTGGTAGCGGTATAACATCTTATTTGAGTTTTGTAAGTGGTCGCAGAGGTAGTGGCAGGACTATCAAGATATGATTGTGAGTTAACTGATTGATTTCCAACACTTGTGCCGTTTGCCACATAAATTTGATGTGTATAAAATCCTGTGCCACCTTGGTCAAGTATAGTAGTAGCACCTCTTAGTAACCTTACTCCAGCACCCGCTTCGTTATTTCCTCTTGTAACATAAATTGGTTGTGAAGTTAAAACTAAGATTTTACTAGTGGCTGATGATGGAGTAATCGTTGCCGATAAATTTGTATCAGTATAGGTTGCAGTTGTAACAGATACATTTGTTGAAGTTGTTGCACTTACAACCTGCAAAACCTTTCCACCAGCAGCAGGGGCAGCCCACTTTAACCCTGTTGCTTCCGCACTATCCGCTACAAAACCAGCTATCCTCCAAGAACAATCTCAGAGGATTGTGCTTGATTATTAGAGAGCAGAAATTTCTTCAGCAGTTAAACCAAGGGCGGCTAGCTTAGCCTCAGCACTTGCTTTGGCAGCAGCCTTGGCTGCCTCTGCTGCTTCTTCTTCTGCTTTACGGGCAGTATATGCTGCTGCATCTGCTTCTCGTTGAGCAACTTCTGCATCGGTAAGTTCTACCTCAGTAGATATTCCTGTGGAACAGTCCACAATTAGTTTAGTTGGGTTTGGCATTGTTTCTCCTTAGTTGTTGTTAACTGTTTTTTATTCCATATAGGTAAGCGGTTGTATTTACTGCAAAATCACTCGCATTGTAATTACCAATAGTTAGTGAGGTAATTGCTGCGCTATCAGACCATAAAGCACCGCCCAAATAATCCTGACCATTATTGGCGTTGTTTTCAGATACTATGTCTGCTGATATAGATTTATTGTTTGAGCCAGTATAGTTTGGAATATAAAAATCAGCATTACCAAAAGTGTTAGCAGTTGAAACAGGTGCATTAAAAGCACCGAAATAGTCGGTTGAAGTGTAACTACCAACACTAACATTAAGGCCATACGCTATTATATTAGTTCTGTTTGATTGTGTTCCATTAAAATAAATTAAAAAGTTATCGTGAGTATTTCCACCGCTATTTGACCTAGCAGACACTTTTACCAATAAATCTGTATAAGTTTGAGGTATGCTAGAAAATGTAATACTAGCAACCACGCTACCCAAAGTCTTAGCCTCTATTAAAGTATATGTATTTGCCATTATGCGCTCGCTATTCCGTAAATTGTGAAGGTTGACCCTGTGTTAATGTTGCCTGCAGTTGGAATAAACTTTATTGAAGTTATGGCAGAGGTTGAGCGATAAAGAGTAACTAGGGCAGATACAGAGTTATTGGCAGGCGAATTGCGAACCAATATAGTTTTATTGGTTGTTGTGTTAGAGTAGTTTTGTAATTGCATTATCATAGTTAATATATTAGTTGAGTTAGAAAATCCAGCATTACCAGCGTTATCACTTGTTGTTCTAACTGAACCAGCACTTGAACCATTACCAAATAAAAAAGTTGTTGAGTAATTATTACCAGTATCGCCATTTAATTGAAATTCTAAGTCTGAACTGGCGGTTCTAATTATGTTTGCAACAATAATTAAATCTGTGTAACTACCACTAATTGCACTTAATGTAACATCTGCTTGCGCACTACCTAAAGTAGTTGTTGCTATCGGTGTATATGTTGCTCCTGCAGCCATTGTCTATGCTCCCTTAATTCCGTATAGGGCGAATGATGAATATTGATTTAAATTACCTGATTCAGGAGTTAATCTGATAGAAGTAATTGCGCTAGTTGATTGCCATAATCCTGAACTAAGCCACATAAGTCCACTACCATTATTATCTTTACCAGTTAAACTTTTTACAGTTTTATATTTGTTAGTATCTTTGTAATCTAAAATATCTATTACTGCAGCACCAAACACACCGCTTGCGTTGCCGCCTCTAGCAAATGAAACATAAGAAGTTTGTGAAACACCATTGTAATTTTGATATGCGCCACTACCATCACCATAAAAAGTATGATAAGCATAATTAGAGCCAGTATCTCCATTAAATCTTGCAGTAATGCTTACATCGCCAGCAGAAGTATCGGTTATTAACCTTACTTGTAAATGGGTAAAGGTTGACGGAATAGAAGTAAATTCGGCATATCCAGTTGCTCCACCTACTGTTACTGTTGCAATAGATTCATAACTTCCAGTAATACGAGGGTAGTTTTGACTAGCAATAATCCCCAGTAAACTCATTAGGCTATATCTCCTACCACATACCAAGTATCGGTAGCAACCTTAATACAGGATGCAGCCGAATATTGCGCTCTTAGTTTAGGTGCAGTAGCAGTTGCTCCAGTTGATGAGATGGTAGTAGTACCTGAGGTTACAGCTTTAATAGTTGTTTGACCTGCACCAATTTGAATAACATTAATAACTGTTCCTACTGGAAAAGCAACATTGGCGTTAGTTGGAATCTGGAAGTCATTAGCAGAGGCAACTGACATTGTGACCAATTGATAGGCGTTACCTAAGACAACTGTGTATGTGGCAGTTTCAGCATCAAGAACGACAGGAATTCCAGCAGAGTAGGCAAGGCCCGTTGCGGTACTAGAATCCGCTACAAGTGTGTGTCCGTTTGTGCCTACTGAGAGAACAGCAGGGGTATCATTAGCTGTACCGGTGAGGATGTCACCCTTAGCAGCAATGATAGATTCAGGGATACCAGTCCCTGGTTCTGGAATTCTTCCTATAGCCATATTAAGATAGCTCCGTTCCGAAGGCGTTGAATGTGAAGTCAGCAGTAGATGCGTATACAGATACAACATCTGTAGCAGCCAATGTGATTCCAAGTGTCATAGTATCTGTAGAGTTCGCTGAGAGCGAAGCATCGTAGATAATGTATTGAGCATTAGCAATGGAGGCACCAGCCACTCTTACTGCTATGCGATATGTACCAGCCGTTGCTGCCCGATTAGCTACAGTAATCGTAGATACAATCGTTGAAGTGGCAGAAGGAACTGTGTACAAAGTTGTTAAAGATGTTGCTGATGGAGCTGATTGCCCCAGTACTTTGTATGTTGTTGCCATTGTTTATGCTCCCATAAATAGAAACGAGGTTGGAATTGGTTCTTGCTCTTGTGTTAATCCGGCCTCAAATGCGTTTAGATCATCGGAGGTCAGAACGTGCTTCACAGTAGCTCCGCCAGAATGAGCGATATTGCTCGTTCCTGCTTCACCCCGTGAAATCGTGAATGTATCTGTTGCTGCTGCTGTGATAAAGACAATCTCTTCATTGGCTGTATCTGGATCTAGAGCAACGGTAAATTGGTCACCTGAAGTAATAGTCACACCACCAAGTAAGGTGGTGCCTGTTCCCGCAGCTACTGTCATACTGGTAGCAACGTTGGATATACTAGATGCTAGTGTTGTCTCAACACTGATAGAACTAAATAGACGAGTCATTAACCTTCCTTATCTGGTGTAATGTATACGAATTGGATATCTGTCTTTCAACTTCAACGCCTCTTCATTTAGTCTCTGTTGGTACAGAGCGTAGATGTAACGAGAAGATGAAACACCAGCACTTGATGGGATCTTGCTATCAGCACTATCTGCCTCAGCAGATGTGAGATTGATACGACCTGGATCTAAGAATGATAGTAATTTGTATGAAGCACCAAGAGTAATTACATCCTGACAAGATTGTGGTAATCCAGTAACATCAGCAAAATCATCAGAGTTATTATCTAAAGTATCAGGTGTAGTTGTATACCAAACCTGAACTGTTCTACCAGGTTGCACACTGTCATAAATGCTAACTGTGTTTGTAGTATTAAAGGTAGCGGCATTAGCCATACCATCTGATCTCCAGCGATTGATCGGTAGCCACTCTTGGCTTGATCCAGTAGTCTGCCAAGATAGATACAGGATTGACTCTAGATCATCTGGTAGGGCATAGGTTGTAACTGATGCGTTATAGGTAAAAGTAGTTGAGGTTACTGCCCAAAGGTTAGGAAACAAACTATTAATAGTATCGTTGATAGCCTTCTTAATTGCAGTTCTTGGGAATGTTGGAGCTAAGGTAACCTGAGCATACTGTGAGTGTGGTGCAGGGGAAGTTCCCTGATAACCTCTACCAAATCCTGGTATTACATTAAGTGTGCTGTTTGCTTTATTAAAAGAATCAATCCAGATTAACTCATCATCAATTTCAATAATACCTTTAGCAAGGTTTGAGGCAGAGCCAATAGCAATACTACTATCGGTAGTAGATATACCACCTGTGTTTGCAACATAACTGATACGGTCCTGTCGCAAGGTGTAACCTTGCAGGTTAGACTTGATCTCATCTACCATCTCATTTAGTGTGCTCATTAGCCTTCTCTCTGTAGAACTTTAAATTGTTTTGCAATCTTTCATCATTTGGACTTAAATCAACTGCCTTCTTGCCGTGCTCTACTGCTACTTTCCATTCACCTAATTGCCAAGCTGATATGGCACATAAGTCATCTGCCATATGGCCCCAAGCCCAACCTTCAGATAGGAAATCTGTTTTCTTTTCAGTGATAGTTAATGCTCTAGTTGCAGTTCTAAAACACTCTTCCCACCTAGTATGTTGGTAGTAATAGTTAGCCAGTGCTAAGACTGATTCTCTACATACATACTCATTAATAGATTTCTGTAGATGCTCTTCAGCATTATCAGGATCACACTTAGCCATAATGCGTAGTGCATATGAACGCTCTGCTGGAAATATTGAGAACTCTAAATACTTCTTTAAAGTTTGTAGTCCATCATAAAATCTTTTACGGTAGCAATACTCTCTACCAAGGTAGTAAAGCATCCGAGAATCGCCTGGAGTTTCCTCAACAGCCATCTCTAATATATCTAGGTAATGCTCTCTAGATTTAGAATCATCTGGAAAATGGTGGATCGTTAGATCTACCTTAGCTTTAGTCTCAGGAATCTTATAGGCACATACTGCCTCGTGTATTGGAAATCTCCAACGATAACCTCTACGGGCGTGAACCTTAGTTCCATCAAAAGATACAGATGGTGTTCCATCATCATTCCAACCATAAACAAAGTTATGTATTGGTCTAGTAATATTAAACTTTAAAGCCTCTGGTAAATCTTTCTTCCAGTCACCTACTAGAACTTCATCCATATCTAGTGTTATGCAGTAATCTATCTCAGGTGGTAGGGCAGCCAATGCTGCGTTTCTAGCATCATCAAAGCGCCAAGGATCTATCTTGATATGAATAACATTAATACCTAAAGACTTAGCAAGTTCTACTGTCTTATCTGTAGAACCAGTATCTGCTATCAGTAAGTAATCTGCATCTTTAGCAGAGTCATACCAACGCTGAACGTGCTTCTCTTCATTAAGAGCAATCGTATATACAGCTACCTTCATTAGAAGTCACTAACCTCTTTTAGTCTAAGATCAGAGTATGATGGGAACTGCGTTACTAGATTAGGTTGTGCTATCACAGCCTTGTAATCTCTAGCAAACTCTCGTAAACCTATATCTATATACCACTCGTAATCTTTTAGTTTCTCTGCAAAGTATTTAACTCTTGCAGGATGGATACTGTAAGCGTGGGAACCTGTACTAAAAACTTGCTTGAACCAGTACTTGTTTCCTATATCCTCTACCTTGCCAGTGCTCTTTGGTAGCAGTGCTCCAAGATAAAATATGTCAGTATCACCTGGTAGGTGTTCAATTGCCTCAGCAAACTTCTCATTAAAATCATCTGCGAACAAAGCATCATCTTCTAAAACAAGAATACGCTTTTCAAAGTTTGCTTCTAGAACCTTTTGATGGCTCATAGTTCCTGCAGTTACTGGGCTAATGCCCAACTCTTTACCATCTATAGCTGAGAATCTTTCAAAAGTTATCCCCAGATTATCTAACTGTGTGGATATCTTTTCTAATCTATCTTCTCGTCTATCAAGATTTATCAAGATGACTTTACTAAAGTAGTCGTTGATTCTCATATGTTGAGATT